TTACCATCTTTTTCCCATTTGACAGTTTTATTTGATATGTCAAACTTATCAACTGTAAACATTGACGCCTGAGTGCCATTACCTGTGTCGAACTTTGCTCTGACAGGTCCATAACCATCGATAGTAATTCTTTCATGAAACCCTGCCTCTTTTGTGAAAGAGTGTTTTCTATGAACATCTTGGGTTAGATAATTAAATAATCCTTTTACAACACTGTCCGTTGTAGTTTTTCCTATGTGTGATCTATCTTTTAATTTTGTATTGTATAGAGCAAAATTAGAACCTATACCTGGCGATCCATTACATTCTAATACATAATACTTGCCATCTACTATTGCATGGTCAACACCTACCATAAAAGCACCTGTTGATCTGGCAGCGTCTAATACAACCTTTCTCTCATCATCTGATAGGTTGTAAGGTTCAGTTGTTGCCTCTCTATGTTTGTTGGACCTAAAATCTTTCTTAGCACTTATTCTTTTTGTTGACGCTAATACTCTACCATCAATAACTATTGTACGAATATCAAAATCAAATTTCATATATTCTTGAATCAAAAGAGCAGCGTTAAACTTCCATAATGATTGTGCAACAGACACTAAACTTTTTTCAGATTCGATTAGTGATACACCAATACCTTGTGTACCTGTTAGTGTCTTCATGACCACAGGAAACTTACCACCTATTCTCTTATGAGCATCCATCAAACTTTTTTCATTTGATATCATCGCTGTTCTAGGTGTGGGAATATTGTCTCTTTCAAAAGCGATATATGCTGACATCTTGTTATCACAAGTCAACATACCATTTCTAGTATTAATCATAAATGCACCAGCATTTTCAAATGTGGATAATAATGCTAGACCAGTCTCATCTTCGAGAACACCAGCACGAGCAAAACAAATTGTCTTTGATAACTCAAACTCTGCTTCTCTATCTTCGCCATCTATGTTTGATACGAACAAGGTACCTTTCTCTAAATCATTTTTAGATACCCATGCTTCAGATGTGTTGATGATAAAACAAGGAATATTTCTTCTCTCACATTCCTTTTCTATCATTTTGCTGACAACATTCTTACTGTCAGCGTCTACCCTTGTTAAGATAGCAACCTGTATTTCGCTTCTCTGTACCTTCTCAGAGATAAACTCTCTAAACTTTGGTGCCTTCATTTTCTATTTTCTTACCTATATTATATTTTGCCTGAAGGTCCCACTCGTTTTTTTCTTTGAAACTTAGAACTTTAATTTGTGATAGAGGTGCTTTCTTCTCAGCAACTGTTGTATTTAATATAGCGATTAATCCCCAATCGCTTAATAGTTGAGCGATTGTGTTTCGTCTTTCAGCGTCATTCTCAGAGAAGTTTGCTTGTTTACCATCTAAAGCAAATAACTCTTTGAAATGCACTATAAAATATCTTCCTTGTTTGTGTAATATGTGGCAAGATTGAAATAACTTTTTATCTTTTCTTGACGCCACTCCTATTCGTGTAAGTGTTTCCCTGACTTTTAGAAAGTCATCGGGTTCTTTCAATTGTACCTCTAACATCTTTTCTGGATGCCAGAGATTATCTAATTCATTCATTTGGTCCCACCCTTATATAATTTTTCCTTGATCAGTTTTATCTGATCCCTGGTGAGTATATCAAGAGCGGATTTTGCCTTATCATTACTATATCCATAATACTCTTTTACACACTCAATATCTTTTAATTTATTCGCTCTCAAAAAAGGACTAAACCTTTTCTTTGACCTAATACTATTTAGTAGAAACTGAAATTGCATATCTTTATCAACAAAATGATTACGATTCATTTCATTTACGAGCATTACACAATCTTGAAAGCCAGATAATATTTTATTGACTATGAAAGATGGATACTTTTTCTGCCATAATTTATCTTCAGAATCCATAAGATTCTTTTTAGTGAAGTTTATAGCGTTAAGATAATCTTTTAACTCATAACTCATTTATATACCTCTTTAATTCTTTATCTTGTACATCTTTAGGTATCTCATTCTTATAGAATATTCTATAACTATCACTACCATACTTACCTATGCCATGTAAGGCCATAGCGTCTTTACGATTCCATGATAAGAAATCTATACTCATCAATCTTATCCTCTTTGCCCTAATCTTTGACATGCCGAGAGGCCTTAACATCTTCTCTTGTGTCTTATACCTGCCTCGTATATAAGCAGCTGCGTTAGGATATCTCTTGAATAATTTAGGTAATAATTCTTTTACCTGTTTTCTGTATGTGAGATTTAGACACATGACACCTACCATATGTTGCCATACACTCTTGACCTGTTGTTGTACCATTAATTCATCTATCATCACTTATACATCCTAGTATATTTAATATCACCTGTATAGTTTCTTTTATAGTAAATAGCACCAACTAAAAAACCTACACTAAATCCATGTTGAGCACCTGTGCCCATATTGACTATCTCTCTAACACCACCATATTCTTTGACCATTAAATCATTTAATTTAGATTTAAATAGTTTTGAGAGTGGTACAAAAAATACTATATTATCAGACACACTCATAGCCTTTTTTAAAAAGATATCAAATATACTATATGGAGGATTTGTAATAATCCAATCAACTTTTTTATTCCAATCCATAAAATCTTTACCCTCAGAAACTTCACACCAATGCTTATCACCTATCATGTTATTATAGAAAGCACCTTCACCTCTACAAGGATCTAATACTTTATCATCTGATTTTCCATAACTCCAATGTTGTTGAAAATAATTTAATATTTTAATAGCAGTTTCAGGTGGTGTCATTACAACATCTTGTCCTGTAGCTTTATATGTTTTGTTTGATTTTGCAGGTTTCATTTGAATTTGACCTGTGACATTAACTCAGTTAAACAAGCAACTAGATTAATCTCCTGGTCAGCAACAAACGCTGACTTGTATTGATAGTCAGCAATAATTAAAACAGCATGAGGTATTGTAGATGGCTCTAGACTTTGATATAGTGTATCATATATCTTTCTAAAAATCTTAACAGGATCATTGTCAAGGTTATTGACAACCCACTTTCTCATGTCGCTAAACTCTTTATTCTTTAGATGTGTTAGCAAAGATTTTAGATTCTCATCTGATACGTTTACTAGAATACCAGCGTCTATGGTACCACTTACTGAATACCTTTGTAATTCATTTATTAGTTTTCTGAAATCAGGAAAATGCTTCTTAATTAATTCTGCAAGGACCTTATCTTCATAATCAATATTTTGTTCTTTTAAAATATAAACTGCTCTCTCAAATAATTTAGTAGCAAGTTTAGGTTTATCTTTTGGATTTACCTTAAACTCTATGTTTGAGAATCTACTATGTAAGGGTTCTATGATTCTATTCTTGAAATTACAAGTGAGGATAAATCTACAATTCTTATGAAACTCCTCTACGAAACCTCTCATGGCAGGCTGTGTCGATTGAGGATTTAGATAATCTGCCTCATCTAATATCACGACCTTCTTACCACCAGATAGTGATACAGTTGAAGCAAAGTTTTTAATCTTGTTTCTTAATACATCAATACCACCCTCTTCGGATCCGTTAATCATAATCCAGTCACAGTTTAATTCTTCACATAATGCTTTCGCAACTGTGGTCTTACCTATGCCTGGTGTGCCTGAAAATAATAGATTAGATAATTCACCCTTCTTGATGAAAGATGAAAACAAAGTCTTTAGGGAATCAGGTAATATACAATCTTCAATAGTCTTTGGTCGATATTGCTCGACCCACAAATAATCTGTATTCATTACAGACCTACTTCGTTATTGTACTGTCTGGTTCTAAAGCAATCCAATATTCGATTGGTAACTTCTTATTCTTAAAATGTGAGATTGATTTTGATGATACAGAGACATCATAGTCGCCATCAAGCATTTTCATATTCTCTACTTTAAAATAGAAAGTATAGTCTGCTGTAGCGCCTTGACCTACTGTAATATCAAATGAGTTAGATGTATCATTCTTCTTATCACATACTTTTAATACTATATCACCACCCTTAGTGCCTATCAAAGCAAGGTCAGGCGATTTTAATATCGCAGCCATCTTCAATAACTCTTTATAGTTTGATTCTGACAAACTAAAAGTCACATCAGCGTCTGGCATATTAACTTCTTTTTGTGGCGATACTATTACTGATGGATCAGAATAGAAATATTTAACTTTTGATCTACTGCCCTCAGATGATATTGTCATGTACTTATCTTTTAATGACAACTCTGGTTTTGAGAAACCAGATACTGCTGACAAAAATTCGTTTAGGTCATATATGCCAAACTGATTTGTAAAACTATCAGATACTTTTGCCTTGGCAAATATATTTCTCATTGTCGAGATTGTAGATAACTCATCACCTTCTTTGATCAGGATATTAGTATTAATACCTGCAAAGTTTTTCAGAGTATCTATCGTGTTTTGATTTAATTTCATAATATATCTTCTTTCACTATTAATTGTTTACTTTCATTATAACAAAGTTAAAAGGGCCTGTCAAGCAGGCCCCTCTATTATTATTTAATTTTGATTGTTCTTGGTTTCTTTTCCTCTGGCACAATCTTCTCCAGATCAATCACAAGCATGCCGTCTTTTAATTCGGCACCATTTATCACAACATCATCTGCTACGGTAAATGATTTCTTGAATTGTCTCTTTGATATACCTTTGAAAAGCACACCATCATTTTCCTCAACCTCTTTAGTGTCCTCATCTTTAACACTTTCAATTGTCAATTGATTATTAGCATATTCGATATTGATATCTTTCTTACCAAAACCTGCTAACGCCATTTCAATCTTCCAATTAAAACTATCTACTTCTACTATGTTATAAGGGGGATAATTTACTGTCCTTGTATTGTCTAGGTGTAAATTAAAGTGGTTAAATAAATTGTCGAACCCTACTGAAAAGGGTCGTAGATCATTCCAGATCCTTAGCTCTCTATTAGTCATATTTGCTCCTTTGTTAAGCGAGTTAAAATTTGATACCTCTTATGAGCGTATCATTATTATTTATACTTGGTAGTGGTAGGTCTCACCCACATTTACCCTAACACGTTCGGTCAAAACCACGGTGTGCATAGCCTTCAAGACCAATGGACCAAAAAGGTAGTTTGTTTTATCACGGAGTTAAACTACCAAACATCACCGAATTAAGTGTCTATGCGGAAGACACTCTACCTCTTAATGTAAGGACTTACGAGCAGCCTTACATTACTATTTATACGACCAATTACGCTGAATAAGCGTATTTAAATGGTCCGTATAATTTTCTAATACCAGCAGCGATAATAGATTTAGTAGGTGTTCCTAGTCTATATGAAGTACCTTTGTCGGT